TCCTGGAACTATAGTTGCACATCACTCGATTCAAAGTGAATTACGTTATACCTATGTTTGTGGATCTGTAATTAAGGCAGATGGCAACCAGGCAGCATGGATTGGTAAATATGACGACTTGGGTGCTCTTATATGGGATCGTACCTTAGAACCCGTTACAGGTACCATAAAAACCTCCCGTTTCAACCAAATGTACTTGGATGAACGTGCAGAGAACGATATTATCTACGTTGTTGGTGAAACAGAGTATGACAACGTAAGTGCTAACTATGCACCCGATATTCTCTTAGTTAAGTACGAATCTTCCTTCGATAACGCTAATAACCCAGAAGGACAGATTCAGTATCAGAAAGAGATCGCTGGTGTCTCTGGAACGACTCGTCGCGACTATGCTCAAGGCATAACGATGGGTGAAGATGAAAGGGTTTATATTTGCGGTTATACAGACACCAATTCACCTGATCCCGATGATATGTGGGTTATTCAGGTAAATGAAGATGGTGAGATGAGAGAGAAGAGGAAATTCTCTTCTGAAGACGATTCTGAGCGTATGTACCAAATTTGGTACTTAGGAGACGCAACATATCAGTTTGTCGGTCTTAATATGACCGATTACAAGATTTTACTTGGTGAATTCGTCTTTGACGGAAATAACCTAGAATTGACTTACGTTAAGAACGTAAATCCATCTGGAGGAAGACCTCAGAGACCTAGGTTCACTATTGACGAATATGACGACTTATATCTCGTATTTGACATTTATAACAACGCAATTCAGAAAAACTCTGGTGTTGGTCTTGCTAAGATCCCTAGAGCTCAAATTAACGCAAATGAACCAGTTTATGAGTTTTATAGAATAATTGCTCCTTCTGGTGACTTTGATGCAATCCATCATGCCGATATTAATATTGACATCTTTGGAAACATCTCTTTGGTCACTGACGTCAAATATAGCGAAAATGATCGTAAAGTTGGCGTTAATTACATTAAATTCGACGGTACCGTTATAGAGCAGTCTACTGTTGAATCTGTTAATACAGTTGGTCTACAAGCAGTAACACACGTTGTAGATAACTCTGGTGACGTAATTACGATCAGTAATAAGCAAATATCCGATCAGGTTGCTTCATATAGGTTCAACGGAAGTACTGATACTGGTGCTGGTGGATTTATCGCATCTATCAATAATATTACTGGTACAACTGCTGCTCGTGGTGCTGGTGTTGCTTCTGTTACTAATATCTCTGCTGCAGACCAAGCAAGGGCAACAAACATCGGAACACTAACAACTACTGTTGGTGCAGATCTACGTCGTGGTGGTGTTATTCAAACTACTGGTAATCAATCTGGTGCAGATGTACGTCGTGCTGGTACTGTTGCAACATTAGACAGTATTTCTGGTGCTGATCCCCTTAGAGGTGGTGCAGTTAATACTGTAGATAACATTTCTGCTGCTGATCCACTAAGAGGTGGTGTTGTTGACACCGTAGATACATTTGGTGCTGCTGCTCAAAGAAGAGGTGGAAGAATTACTCTTGTTGGTAGTATTTCTGCTGCTAACACATTACGTGGTGGTAAAATTCTTTCCATACAGAATGTAAGTGCTGCTGATCCATCTCGTACTGCAGGTCAGTATACTAACGTTACATGGTCTGCCAGTGCTAACGGTCAAGGTGCAACATTTGATGTTGACGTTACTGCAAACGGTACTGCAAACATAACAGTAACAGGTGGAGGTATATCTTTCGCTATCGGTGAGACAATAACTATTGCTGACTCACAATTAGGTGGCGGTGGTGCTGCAAACGTTACTTTTGACGTCGCATCTATCGGTGGATTCTCTTATACAGGTGTTACTGCTACTAGTACTGACGTTGCTTCGACTGGTGCTAACTCCACATTCGATGTAAACGTATCATCTACTGGTGATGTTTCTATAGTCATTGGTAATGGTGGTATTGGATACTATAACACTGAGACTTTAGAGATATCTGATGCTTCTATTGGTAACTCTGGTGCTCCTAACGTTACCTTTGATGTTGTAGGTTTAGGTGGATTCCAATATAACAATATTCCGACCACTAACTCTGGTAACGGTAATAATGCATTAACTGTTGACGTTACTATTGATGGAACTGGTGCTGCAACAGCAATTACAGTTGTGGCAGGTGGTCTTGCATATGCAATAGATGACACGATTACTATTGCTGACTCTAACTTAGGTAATAACGGTGCTCCTGCACTTACCTGTGATGTTGCTACTATAACTGCACCGAATACATATACTAGCATCGCTGCAACCACCATAAGTGGTAGTGGTTCTGGTGCTACATTCGATGTCACTATTAGTGCAAATGGTACTGCAACCCTTGCTGTTGCTTCTGTAGCAGGTTTGGGATATGCAGAAAACGATCAATTACAGATTCCTGATTCTCTTCTTGGAAATAGTGGTGCAGCAAACATAACATTTGATGTTGCTACTCTTAAAGCTCCACCTCTATACAGTAACGTACCAACAAGTACAAATAATCAGGGTACAGGATTAACATTACAAGTTACCATTAACACTGATGGTTCTGTTGCCTTCTTGAACATCACCCAACCAGGCAGCGGATATGTTGTTGGTGATACCATCACTATTCTCGATGCTAACGTTGGTAATAACGGTGCTGCAAATATTACTTGCAATGTTGCTTCTGTATCTGGTGGTGCTCTTTATTCTGGGGTCTCCCCAAGCAACACTACTGGCGCAGGTACAGGTGGCACATTCAATATCACTGTTGATTCTGCTGGTGCTATCACTTCGTTAGTTACAGCAACACCTGGTCGTGGATTTGCAGTCAATGAGACAATCACTATTGCTGATGCTGATATAGGAAATCGTGGTGCTGCTGACTTCACATTCGATATTACTGCTACACAAGGAATTACATATAGTGGTGTCAATACTTGGTCTACAAATGGTAGTGGTAGTGCTGCAGTATTTGATATTGTAATTGATAATCTTGGAGCATTCCAGACTTTAACCCCAACAAATCGTGGTCAAGGATTTGCTTTAAGTGATACGATTACAATTACTGACGCAACTCTTGGAGGACAGGGTGCACCTAATCTCGATATGAGTGTTGCTTCTATTCAAGGATATACTTATACCAATGTCTCTACTACAAATAACGGAACTGGAGAATATGCTACGTTTGATGTTGTAGTCAATGGTGTTGGTGCATGTAACGTTACTGTTAATAATAAAGGTCAAGAATATCAGGTAGGTAATACATTTACTATCACTGATGCTCAGTTAGGAAACTTTGGTGGTGCTAATCTAACATTTGATGTTGGTGCTCTAGATGCCATTGTTTATTCGAATATATCTGCTGCTGGTGGATCTGGTACTGGTGCTACTATTGATGTTGATGTTGCTGCTAATGGTGCAGTAAGTGTTAGCATGAATAAAACTGGTTTGAATTATCTTGCAAATGAAGTTCTTACCGTTACTGACTCACAACTTGGTGGATATGGATATGCTGATATCACATTTAATATCCAGACTGTAATTAACGTATTTGATCAGACTAAGCAGAATAATGGTACTGCACAACTCAGTAATGCAACAAATGCAATTATCGATAGTGCAATTAAGAAGTTTGGTAGTGATTCACTTAAGTTCCAAGCAGAGAACCATTTCAGAATTATAGATATCAATCTAAACACTAATAAGTGGACATTACAAGCATGGTTCCGTATTGAGACTGGTATCCATTCTAGTGCTAATAGTCAACCAACTTTCTTCTTTACTGTTCCTAATGATGGTTCTAACCCTGCTAATGAGTTAAGACTATATGTTGATGGTGATCAGACCAGTGGTGATTATGGAAAGGTTAAATTGGTTTCTGCTGGTACAGAGGTCATGGAGACCGCTAGTGCAACCATTTGGACTAACTTTGCTGCTGATGCTTGGGTACACATTGCATTAGTTAAAGATGAACCTACTTTAGGTACATTTAATTACACTGTATTCAGTAATGGTACACAAATTGGTCAATGGAACACAACAACTAATATACCAATTGATGACGTATATGTTGGTGGATTGGTAACTCCTACTGCTTATACATCCTTACTTGGTAACGTTGATGATTTCGTTATCGATGATGATGCACAATACACTGGATCTTCATTTACTGCACCTGATGCTGAAGTACCAGTACGTACATTAAATAGCAGTCTTGTTATTACTAAGACAGATAGAGAACACCTTAAGCGTGGAACCTATACTCTAACAGGTCTTTCTGAGCATACTCAGATGGCATATGTTGAGGAAACTGGTTGGACTTATAATTCCTTCTCTCAACCACCAATGACACCATGGTTAATTGGTCCAGGTGGTTTACAAATTCTTGACTATGCTGATGTTAGCAGTCAGTTAATACCAGGCACATTTACCTTTGATAATGATTACTTCACTTATGGATCTAAGACATCTACTGTACCTACTCCAGGTGGTAAGAAGTTAAAGATTACTCCTATTGTAACTCCAAAATACTATATCAAGGATGCTGCCTATAGTAAGATTGATAGTGTCCAAGAACTCATATTTAATCAGGATGTTCAATTCACTAAGGGTCAAATCCTGCAACAGTATAATGATTCTGGAGTAGTTCAACGTTATGGAACTATTGTAGAGGTACCTGTTGGTGAGATTGAAACTCCTGGTCTTGGTACTACCTATAGGATTGGTAAGATATATCCTGCTGGTGCTACCTTTAGTACTAATGAGGAATTCCAAACAGATTTAGCATCAGATAATGCTGGTAATGTAATTAGTAATCTAACCTTCACTGCTCAACGTGCAATGGAGGAATGGAAACCACTAACAGTATACCAAGCAGGAGATGAGGTATATGCTAATGGTAATCACTATACTGCAACAACTAATGGAACTTCTGGTCCTGTAACTGGTAGACCTTCTCATCTAGCTGGCAACCAGTCTGATGGTGGTGTTTCATGGGATTTTGATATTGTCTCATCTCTACCTCTTGAATTAGATCTTGCTAACACTGCATTCCCTGTACCTGCTGAACCTCTTTGGGAACAATTGATCATCTATGATGTAGGTGATATTGTTTATTATGGTAGAAATAAATACAAGTGTACTGTTGCTGGCCGAACATCTAAGACCCCACCTTCCCATACTACTGGGACTGCTGTAGATGGTACTGCAACATGGGAATGGCAATTAACTTATGATCCTCTCAGTGATTTTGCTACCTTTAAGAATTATGAGGCTGGAGAGGCATATTATTCAATTCGTGTAGAAGAAGTTTATCACGATTCAAACTTTATTGTAAATGACAGTCTAAGTCTTGGTGGAAGTGTTACTGTTAATCCTAAAGAAGGACAAACTACAGTATTACAGATTAATGATATCAATTCAATTAAGAGGGTAACTATTCAAGCAATTCTTGATAAGACTATCTTAATGAAGACTAGTGGTCAGTCAAGAACTAAGGATGTATATTGTGTCGCTAATTCACGTCACAATTACGAACAAGGAAATATCCTATTTACTGAGGGATTCTCTACTAATGAATTTAATGGTTCCTTCTTTATTAAGGAAGTATTCACTTCTAGAGATTTCATCTTTACTACTCGTGCTGTTCCATCTGCTGAACCAGCATTTACTCAGGGTAGTATTGCTAATGTAGATATCTACACTAAGCATCCTACTTTGATGCTTACAAGAAATCATAATTATATCTTTGATATGAGCGATAGTACCAACTTAGGGTACTACCTATCATTCTCTCAAGATAACGAGTTTAAACTCGAATATTCATTCAATAATATTGAAAGATCTGGCACACCTGGTGTATTCGATGGTACTAATGCACCATTCGTTAAATTTAAGATTGATGGTCAGGTAACAAATATTTCTTACTACTTTGACCCATCTAGGGTTGATAGTAATTCTCCTGTTGGAGCACAGTCATTCGTTGATGTTAAGAAGACTCCATTTGACGGCACATATGCCGTATCTAAGGTCATTGACGATACCAACTTCCAATTCCCACTATCATTCGAACCAGAATTTACGAATGCTAATGTTGGTGAAGATGATCAAGATGTTGCATACTCTAAGTATTCAACTACATCTACAAGAGCAATTGGTCCAATTAGTTCAATTAAGTTAATATCTGCTGGTGGTTTCTATAAGAAGTTACCTATCATTTCAGATATTGCTTCTTTCCGTCAGATAGAACGTATTGACATTACATCTGGTGGATCTGAATATGCAATTGGTACATACGACCAAGTAACCATCGACGGTGATGGTGAAGGTGGTTTGTGTCGCATCACCGTCGCGGTTGATGAAGAGATTGGCTCTGGCACTATCACTAACGTTGTTATTACTGATCCTGGTAAAGGATATACTATTGCTTCAATTGATGTTGATTCTATCCAAGGAATTCTCGGTCCTCAGTTGACTGGTTCTGGTGCAGAATTAACTGTAATCATCCCTGATGAGGGATCTGGTGCTTCTGTATTCTTAACTGGTAAGAATATCGGTAAGATTAAGAAGTTGAAGAACAATGAGTTTGGTTATGGATACTCACATGACTATACTCTGAAACCAGAAATTACATTCCCAATTAACCTACAACTATTCAATACTTCAATACTTTCACAGATCAAAATTACCGATCCTGGTGCTGGATATACTTCTGCACCAAGTGTAATCATTACTGGTGGTGGCGGATTTGGTGCTGAAGCAATTGCTATAGTTAAGAACAATCGTCTTAATGAAATACAGATTAAGAACCCAGGTGCAGGATATAGTTCACAACCAGAAGTAACACTTAAGTCAGAATTTAACTACGTTGTTAACCTTGATTTGAACTACTTACAGTTCAACTTCCCTCATGGTATAACACAAGGTGCAGAAGTTACATTCCGTTCAGATGATATTGGTAGCACAGAAGGTGAACTACCAAAACCAAGTTCTGCTGGTTTAACCAGTTTGGTTGAGAATCAGATTTACTATGCTATTGCTGGTGAATTGAATTCTCTTGAATCTGATCAATTACGTTTTGCTTTAACACCTGCTGATGCTGAGTCTGGTAACTACATTACCTTCTTGACACAGGGTTCAGGTCGTCAAGTTCTTCTAACTGAGGTATTTGGTGGTCAAGCAACCGCAGTTGTTGAAACTTCTAGATTCCTAGAAGGTGAGCAAGTTTATATGGGTGATAGCGAAGAACTTGCTACAGTATTTGCTGAAGTATCAATTAACGATGGTTGGCAAATTGGACCTAAGATTTTAAAACTAGTTAATGCTAATGGAAACTTCGTAAAAGGATTCCGAGTAAACGGTACAGTTTCACGTGCATCTGGTGTTATCGATAATATATCTCTTGCTAAGGGTGTATTGAATATTGGTTCTCTAACTGAGACACCAGGTAAGTTTATTGATGACGTTGGTAAACCTTCTGAGATTGTACAGAAGATACAGGACTCCTTCTTCTATCAAAACTTCTCTTACGTTATCAAGTCTCAAATTCCTATCAACCAGTGGAAGGAACAAATTCTTGAGAATAACCACCCTGCTGGTTTCAATATGTTTGGTCAGTTACAACTGACTGGTGGTAAGGACGTATCTGGACGTAAGGTTGGTACTGAGTTTATTAAGCAGGTCAATATTAATGAGTACTCTAACTTCAATGAAGTTACCTCATTTGCTGCTGCACAACCAATATATACAGACTTTAACAATACTGAAGTTCTCTTCCGTAAAAAGCGTTTAACTAACTCTGAGGAAATTTTAACTTCTATTGTTAAGAAGTTAGATGATATTGCTGGTGACTTTGATGGTATTAAGAAAGCATTCCCAATCACAATTGAAGGGGAACAAACCATCGTTAAAAATGACCAGTTATTGATTACTCTTAATGGTGTTATTCAGTCACCTATTGAATCTTATGATATTGTCGGTGCTGACATCGTATTTAAAGAAGCACCAAAGGCACCTTCTAAGGTTGTATATCGTGATGCAACAGTTCAATTCTTACAAATCACTAGACTTAATCTAACTGATGTTGGTGGTATATATCCTGAGATTGGTTATCAAGTACAGGGAGCTGAGTCAGATACCTATGCAACAGTTGTTGCTTCTGGTTCTCAGACTATTGATGTTGTAGATCTTTCTAATACTGGTGGATCTCCTGTATTCAATAATAATGAAGTAATTAACGTTACTGCTTTAGGATTCAGTGCAAGAATTGGATCACAAGAAATTATTTCGCAGGATACTATCTACGAATTTGATGAAACTGTCATCTGTACAAATCGTAGCCGTAACAATCCTACTGCTCAAATTAATGCAATCAATATTGAAGTAGATGGTAGTGCTGGTAATGACATAGTTCTATCTAAGACTTCTGGTACTGCTAAGTATGAGACTGGAGTATTTGATATCAGACTTCAGGATATCATTTATTCTGCTCGTTCAAATATTGCTGCAAGAGTTACAGTCCTAGCACCATATAGAGACCCAGTAACAGGTGATGTTGTTGATACACAGATATTGACAACTGGATCTACTTTCTATGGTCTATTATTTGAACGTTTGGTTAGTCAGTCTTATCCTAATGTTCTGTTAGATAATATTTCTAAATCTACTATTACACCAACTGAACTCCTTGATAGTGATGCTCGTATCAATGCTAACTTCCTAGACTTTGAAGAAGTTAGATCTTCGGAAGTTACCTATACTGATCTAACTGGTGGTGTATTTGGTGCTGGTGATAATCTACGTAATATCAAGGTTAACTATAATAACCCAATACTCGGTGCTGCATATGGAACTGCTGCTAACAGACATAGAGACGGTTCACGTAGTATAGAGAGAGCTAAGGATGAGATTGTTGACTTTGCAGAAGCACAGATTGCTGTAGATCATCCTGATTTTTATTATCCAGGAATGTCCCAGACAGATGGACGTTCACGTTTCCGTGATGCATACAGATTAATCATTAAGAATAAGGACTATATCGTTGCTAAGTCCTACGAGCAGATGTTGCTACAGTTCCCATCTCTTGTAGTTCCCGATGCAGATAAGTGTAAGCGTGACACTGCTTATCTAGTCGATGCAATTGCATACGATATGATGGCTACTGGTAACAAGTATGTACGTAAGTTTATTGAAGAATACTTTAGTGGTGCATCTCTTCAGTATATTAATGCTCAGATAACTGAGACAGTCTGGAATTATACTAAGGCTGTTGAATACATGCTTTCTGCAGTCACCAACCAGTTCTCTGGTACACAGGTGGTTGATAGTGTAACTTACACCTTATACAACGATACAACTCTAACAGAAGGACTTGCTACTTACGGTGGTACTGGTAGTACCATTAGTAATACTGATGTTGGTGCTTGTGCTGATGTACAGTCTGCTCTAACAACTTTAAGAGATACAGTTACCGAAACTCTTCTACAGAATCAGAACATAGGAGATATACAATCTGCTGAACCAGCATATAACTCTGTTGAGACCACATGTCGTCGTGACCTTGCATTATTCGTTGATGCATTAGAAGAGGATGTTAAGAGTGGTGGTAATCTTAAGAGTGTCGAATTTGTTCGCTCTTACTTTGATGCTTCTGGTAATGCAATATCAGGTCTTCATGCTCCACAAGGATTAACATCTATTGGACATGCTAAAGATCTTGCTAAGAAAGCAATCAATAATTTACTGTATGTAAAAGATCTCAACACAGTAGGATATAACCTGAATGATCCTACCACTTATTCTGGTGGTGTTGCTCCTGCTAATTACTATGATGCCAACTATGCATCTGGTAATAATCAGAGTGCAACGAACTGTGCTGACGTACAGTCTACAATTGATACTATTACAGGTATTGTTACCACTGCATTTACCAATGGTAACCTAACCAATATCAATGCATTAGCAAATATTGATGATGGTTCATTCCGTGATGGAGAGACCATTCGTGTTATTAAACTTGCCTATAAGGATAAGTCCAGTGGATTATTCAAGATGGGTAATTCCCTTAAAGGTGTTACATCTGGTGCTACTTGTACTCTAGAGGGTGTCAACTCTGGTCTTGGTTGGTTGTTTGCTGATAGTGCTGGTATTACTGGTACTCTTCAAGATCGTGAGTACATTACTAATTCTACTCTTGTTAATACTAACGGTGTTACACAGAGTGTCGTTATTACTAAACCTGAATTAGCAAATTCTACAAAATCACTTAAGTTCCCATCAACTTCTTATTTGAAGGCAGTTGATTCTTATGATTTTGATTTTGCAACAGGAAACTTCACATTTGAGGCATGGATTAATCCAACTGGTATAGTTGGTACACAACATTTATTTGATCTTCGTCGTACTGCTGGCTCAGGTTTGCGGATCTACATGCAGGATCAAACCCTTCGCGTATATAATGGAAGTACTACTCTTATTCTTTCTGGTAACGTATTTACTACAGCTAATACTTGGTATCATGTTGCAGTAATTAGAAATGAAGGTGTCATGCAGGCATATGTCAATGGCACACAAGCAGGTTCAAACGTTGCTAACAGTGATGACTTCACCTATGCTCCATGTTATGTTGGTGCTGATCTAGCTGGTAGTAATGGATTCGTTGGTAACATGGACAACATTGTTGTCAAGAAGGGTGTTGCAGATTACACTGCTGCATTTACACCTCCTGTTGCTCCTGATTATACGAAGGATGAGATTGTTCTTGGATTAACTGGTGAGACTCCATTTATATGTTCTACTACAGAAACATATGCTAAGTTCACTGGTCAAACCATATCTTCTGCTACTGCTAAGAAGGTTAACTATAATGATAAGCGTGTAGTTATAGAAGATGTCGATCTTGGTCGTGACGAGCATCGTCGTTGTGCTGATTCCATTGAACAAAATGAGACTTGGATCTCTGAGGTTGCTGTAGGAATGATGAAAGCGAAGTTCCCAGACTTCGTTATCCGTGGAGATGATGCTGCAACTGGATCTACACTTGGTACTTATTTCTGCTTAAGGGATACTGAGGAGTATATCATTGGTGCTCTAATTAAAGACCTTAAGTATGGTGGTAACTACTATACAACTGTTGCTGCTAAAGGATACTTAACTGCAACTGGTGGATTAGACTTCGTTAATAAAGAACTGCTACAAACTCTCTATACATGGCAGAAAGCAGCAGAACTTATTAACTTCGTCATTACAACTACAAGTACTGACTTAACAAACGAATATACAACCAGACTTAGAATTCCTAATAACTTCTCAAGTCCTGCTTCAGCTACTGTACAGAATGAAATTACAGCATTGATGGATGGAGTTCTGACTATCCTAGGACCAACTGGTCCTCGTTACCGTGATGGTGGTGATGCTCTATGGCAGAACCGTTCTTTGATTGCTGAGGAAGTTGTTGGATATATCGAAGCTAAGTGGACTGTTACAGTTGGCGGTGAAGGTGGTACTACTTACGATAAATTAACTATCCCTGATACTGTTAAATGTCAGCGTGATATTAAAGACTTCATTATCCCTGCAATTATTGCCGATTTGATTACTGGTGGTAATGCTGCTGTTAATGATGTAATTGACAATTATCTTGATGCTGATCAAGACATTCTCCACGTGGATGAAGAACTTCTTCCTATGTTGGATGCCATTGAGTTCACTAAGTTCTTGTCAACTAAAGCAATTAACCATCTATTAGTTCAGAATGGATTTGCTCCTGATACAAATCAGGGTTCTGTAAATATTGACGATTACTATATTTGTCAGTATACAAACCTTGCTCCATTCACTGTACACAATACTGATGCAGATTGGGATGGTGTTACTAACCCACCTGATCCTCAGGGATATGATCCAAACCGTTCAGACGGTAACCGTATATTGGATGCTGCTGATCTTATAGAGAAGAATAAGAAGCAGATTGCTTGGGAAGCAGTTCATACAATGAATGATATTGCTAAGTTCCAAGATCATGCTTATCCAGAAGGTCAAGGTCCAGAAGATTGTGTAGATGACGTAGTTGACGTCCTTACTGCTGTTGTCCATGACATGCGTTTAGGTGGTAACAGTAAGGTCTGGGATGCTGCAAATTACTATATTGAACCTGAAAATAATTCACTAAAACATATCACTAACGAAGCTGATGCTTCAATCTATACAATGAAGTTGGCAAGAGATATGACAACTCTTGCTATAAGAAACGCTTTTGGTAGAGATAACATCTATGGATACGGTGTTGGTGAAGAAGATGATCCTTCTCTAGAGAGTTATGATCAGAACCCAATTGTATCAAGGTATCTTGATGCTGCAAATCTAATTGATCGTAATATACGTTTCCTTGCTGAGGAAGCAGTATATCGTGCAAATATTCAATATCCACAACTTCACATCAGAAATGGTGACAGATCATGTGTCGATGATATAGCAGATTACCTACGTGCTATGGTCTTCGATATGAAGTACGGTGGTAATAGTCATGTTTGGGATGCTGCTGATTTCTATAGAAGTGCATCAACTTATCATTTAACTAACCAAATGCCAATTTATGCCTTCAATGAGGCTAGAGATTTGGCAGTTAAGGTTATGCGTAATATTCCTGTAATTGCTCGTGGTCAGAATATACACGGCAAGTTCCAGAAATACTATGCTGATTTAGATTACTATCCATATAGCACTCGTACTCGTGATAATCCCACGATGGAGCAGGCTATATTGACTGGTGGTATTAATGCCAACAGGTCTGCTGATGCTTATCAATTAATTCTCAACAATTCACGTTTTGTTGCTGAGGAAGCAGTATATCGTTATACACGTGATAATGATCTAACTCCTACAGCACAGTTCACTCCATCTGATGCATCATATAATGCTACTAGTGGTGATCTTGTACTGAAATTCCCAACACATAATTTCACTACAAATGATCATATTTCTATTGATGCTCATTCATTAGTCTTTACTTGTGATCAAGATAATCATGGTACAGAGCACAGTTATCCTCGTGAAACTGATCCTTCTTATAACGAAAGACTAGCAATTACTGCAGTTGGAACTGATTCCTATACTGCTGGTGCTGGTACTAAGTATGATGCTGAGTCAGGAATAATGACTCTTGCTATTGATAATCATGGATTCAGACCATCTACTGCACACCTTATAACTGGTGCTACGTATGATCCTAAGTCTGGAATTATGGTTATTACAGTTCAGGATCATGGTTTCTATAATGGAGACAGGATTTTATTCTCTGATAACTCCTTAACCATGACTTGTGGTATGGATGATAATACAGTTCAGAAGACTTATCCTAGATCCACTGACCCAGTAAGTAAGCGTTGGTTAACCATTAACAATGTAACTGCAAATACTTTTGAGGTTAATGTTGGTAAGTCACCATTAGTATCATTCACTCCTACTGCTGCTACTTACAATCCAACTTCAGGTGACATGGAATTGACCATTGGTCATCATGCATTGGAAGTAGGTACACACATTAAGATTAAGACTGAATCTTTAGTATTCACTTGTGATTACAACGGTAACAATAACCAGACAGAGAAAGCATATCCTCGTGCATCAGGTGCATCGACAGGTAATGGAGAGGACTATGTTTATGATACTGCTGTAGAAATTACCGCTACTTCACAGACAACTATCACTGTTAATGTTAACGGTGGACAGGGTGCTATTACTGACACAACTGCTCATAACTTTGTCAGAGCAACCGAAGGTGCCATTGTAACTGGTGGTGATTATATCCATAAATTTGTCGCTGCTGGTACTAAGACAGCAACCGATGCTGACTACAACCCAACAACGGGTATTATGACTATCACCTCCGTTGGTCACGGATTTGACAATGGTGATTTTGTCAAGATTGCTGATAATTCACTTACATTTACTTGTACACAAGGTGGTGGCAACCATACCTATCCAAGACCACAAGTAAGTCAACATACTGCTGACACTGGTACTACTTACAACCCAACAACAGGTGTTCTAAGTATCACTACTAGCAGTGCACATAACCTTGCTAATGGCGAGTGGATCAAGTTTGACGATAATGCATTAACATTCACTTGTCAGAAGGATGGTGGTTCAACACAGCATACTTATCCTCGCTCTACTGACCCAGTTAGCGGTAGATGGTTACAAATACGTAATGTATCTTCAACAACATTTGAAGTTCAAGTTCTTGATATTGTTCCTTCTACTAACGAGACGACACATAACTTTGTAAGTGGTGCTTCTAATGGTATTACTCATGGTGATCCTGGTTCTGCGAAGTACTTGAAGGTATTCAATGTTTCTGATGATACATTTGATGTACAAGTACTTGCTAATGCACCTTCTACAAATACCACAGTTCATACATTCCAAAGTGCTAGTGCTAATGGTCTGCAGAGAGCATCATTCGAGAAAGCAAATGATGCTATCTTAATTGAGGACGACGCTCTTACATTTACATGTGATGCTGACAATCATCAATCACAACATACGTATCCAAGATATACAGACTATGCTAGTGATGAGTGGTTACCAGTAACACAAGCATGGGATGATGAATTTACAGTAGATGTACATGTTGCTCCTGTAATTGAGTACACACCTACCAATGCCACATACGATCCAACTACAGGATTGATGGTATTGACTATCGGTGATCATGACCTTTCTGTAGATGCCAAGGTTATGATTAAGGAAGGTGGAATAACCTTCGAATGTACACAGAATGCTGGTCAAGCACATGCATATCCAAGACCAACAATTGATACACATACTGCTGGTGCTGGTACATCATATGCACCTGATACAGGTCTTATGGTTATTGACACAGGTACCACACATGGTATCAAGGTCGGTGATTGGGTAATGTTTGATGATGGTGCAGTAACATTCACTTGCACACAAGGTGGTGGAAACCATTCTTATCCAAGATCTACTGACCCTGTAAGTGGTAAGTGGATAGAAGTTACCGCCGTTACTTCTCAGACATTCACAGTTCAAGTTCTTACAACTATTCCTTCTACGAACGTAACTACTCATACATTTGTGAGTGGTACTACTGACGGAATTAAGCAGAAGAGAGATAAGGCATTTGAACAGCATGTACCTGTTACAGCAGTTGGTACTACTACAATTACTGTTGATGTTGGTATATCTTCCAACACAACTACTCACACATTTATGTCTGCATTAACTGGTGCAGTTCAGTTTAATCCTTTATATCAACATACATTTGTTTCTTGTGTTGCTGATGGAATTAAGAAGCAAGACGGTACTGTAACTGTAAATGTTGGTACTACTGGAACTGTTGCTTATACACCAAGTGCTGCAACATATGATCCTGTAACTGGTGATCTTAAACTTAATGTTGGATTACATAATCTTACAGAAGGAACAACAATTAAACTTGCAGATGATTCATTAACATTCACCTGTAATATGGATAATAATGCGACGACGCATACTTATCCACGTGCCACAGATCCAGTAGCAAATACCGCTATCCCAATTAAGGAAGTTGGTGCAAGTAAGTGGACTCCAACTAGTGCATCTTACAATCCTGGTACTGGTGATTTAGCAATTACAATTCCTGGACATGGATTCTCAAATGGTAATAGGGTAAGAATTTCAGATGGATCTTTAGTATTCACTTGTGCTGCTGATTTACATGCTACAAGACATGCATATCCAAGACCAACTGATCCTTTCTCAGATGAGTGGTTAGTTGTATCTAATGTATCTACAAATCAGTTCCAAGTTAATATTGGACCTTCACCTAACACATCTACTCATACATTTGTTTCCGCTGCTACAAATGGTCTTGAGAAGCAAGATGGTAATATTACAATTAATGTTGGTCGTACAGAGCATGTTGATTACGATGTCAGCTATGCTGATTACAACCATAATGATGGAACCATGGTACTTAACATTGGTAACCATGGACTAAGACAAGGTACCAGCATCAAACTTGCTGCTAATTCACTTGGATTTAAGTGTGCTAAGGATGCTTATACATCTACTCACTACTATCCAAGAGCAAAGGCTGGTGATGGTGCACCTGATCCATTCTTCGATAAAGCAATTACTGTTGCTTCTGTAGGTTCAGAGAACTTTACTGCAACTAATGCTGCTTATACACCTACAACAGGTGAAATGACATTGACTGTTGCTGGTCATGGATTCAAACCTTCTACTCAGCATACTGTTACTTCTGCTAGTTACAATGCTGTAACTGGTATTATGAAGATGACTCTTGCTAACCATGGTTTACAACCTGGTCAGCAGATGAGGTTCGAACCTAACTCATTAACATTCACATGTGATAAGGATGGTAATGCTACCAAGCATACCTATCCAAGACCTACTGATCCTGTTGCTAACAAGTGGTTAACTATTACTTCAACTACTACTAATACATTTGAAGTAGTTATTGGTGAATCACCTAAAGTTCAGTACGATGTTGCTCATGCTGATTATGATGCAACTACAGGTGAAATGGTCATTACTACTGTTGGACCACATCATCTTCGTGGACATTCTGACCACACCGTAACTGATGCTACTTACAACCCATCTTCGGGTGTAATGAAACTAACCATTGTAGATCATGGATTTGCTAATGGTGATAAAGTTAAGATCGCTGATAACTCTTTAGTATTCACATGTGCTCAGGATAGTGATCAGACAGAACATACTTATCCAAGAACAACTGATCCTGCTAGTGGTACTTGGATGGAGATCTCTAATGTATCTACTGATTCATTTGAGGTACAGATATTACGTGGTACATCTCCTACTAATACTACTGCTCATACATTCGTTCGTGCTCATACTGATGGTGTAAGAAGAGTAGGTGAGACAGTAATGCTTGCAAGTAATTCATTGCAGTTCAAGTGTGCAATGGATGACTATGCTACTACACACACTTATCCAAGAACAAGCACTATTAGTCATACTGCTACTGATGCAGATTATGATCCTAATACTGGTGTAATGACTGTGACTGTTGGAAGTCACGGTATGGATGAGGGTGACTGGATTAAGTTTGGTGCTAACTCATTAACCTTTACTTGTACTCAAGGTGGTGGTAACCATAGTTATCCTCGTACAACCGACCCTGCATACGACACATATCTACCAATCTTTAATGTAACTGCAAATACATTTGATGTTCAGGTATTAACTGATATTCCATCTACAAATACCACAACACATACATTCGTATCTGCTACTACAGATGGAATTACACAGAAGATTGACAGAGCATATGGTCAACCAATGGATATCATCCATTCGACCGCTAAGACTATTACAGTTAATGTAGGTAAGACACCACTTTCTTACTACACTGCATCTAATGCTTCTTATGATGAGGTTACGGGTGTAATGGTATTGACCATTGGATCTCATAAGATTAAGCAGAATGATGGAATTAGACTTGCTCCAAATTCATTAACATTCAGATGTAATAAGGATGGATATGGTACAGATAATTCTTATCCACGTACAACTGACCCATTCTATAACACCACAATTAACGTTGATGCTGTAACTGCTACACAAATTACAATTAACGTTGGTGTTGATTCTGATCCTGCTAACCAATATCCTCACCAGTTCCAGAGTGCACTTGCAAATGGTGTAATTGCTGGTGGTGCATATGATCATGACTTTGTTAATGCTCTAACTGGAGAAACAACTTATTCAGTAAGCGATGCTTCTTATACTCCTGCTTCTGGAGTTATGGTTATTACTTCTGCGAAGCATGGATTTGTTAATGGAGACAAGGTTAAGTTTGTCCAAGACTCACTAACATTCAGATGTGAGATGGATGACTATGCAACAGATCATACTTATCCTCGTACAACTGATCCATTCTATGATAAGTGGACTGATGTATATGATGTAACTGAAGATACCTTTAAGGTTAATATTGGTAGTACACCAATACAGACATTCACACCTACAGATGCAAGCCATAATCCTCAGACAGGTATTATGGAGTTGACTATCGGTGCTAACCACGGATTACAGTCAGGTCAGAAAGTTAAACTTGCTGAGGGTGCTATAACCTTTAGTTGCACATACGGTGCTGGTGATCATAACTTTGTATCTGCAACCTCTGGTGGTATTACCGTTGCTCCAGGAGAACAGTTCACTGTTTCTAACGCAACTTATGATAACGCAAGTGGTGATTTAGTATTAACAGTCGGTGCTGATCATGGATTATATGTTGGTGAGCAAATTCAGATTGCTCCTGATTCATTATCATTCACATGTACATTAGATGGTAACCTTACCACTAAGACATATCCTCGTGCTACTGGTGCTAACACAGGTAATGGAGAGGACTATGTTTATAACAACAACATAGCAATTACTGCTGTTGATGCCGCTGCTGGAACAATTACTGTTAACGTTAACCAGTCACCTGGTACTCCTATTAGTAACCTTGATGCACATACATTCGTTAGTGCAACTGCTAATGGTGTAACAGTAATGCAACGCAATGCTTTGACTGTTACTGATGCTGAGTATACTCCTTCAGATGGTACTTTAGTATTGACAATTGGTGCTGGACATACATTAACAACTTCCAACACTGTTAAGATTGCTCAGAACTCCATAACATTCCAGTGTGATCTGGACAACTATGGTAGCGATCATCCATATCCTCGTGCTACTGACCCTGTATACAATCAGTTCATTGCAATTACAAATGCAAATCAGGGTGCTAATACTATTACAGTTAATGTTGGTGTAAGTTCTCCTGGCACTGCATATCCAAGATCTGATATTAAGGGAACTCTTACTGCTACAACTGGCACTACTTACAGTCCTGTAACTGGATTACTAACAATCCAAACAACCTCTAACCATGGATTAACTACTGGAGATTGGATCAAGATTGCTAATAACTCCTTGACATTTGCTTGTGATAAGGATGCTCAAGCAACCGATCATACCTATCCAAGACCTACTGATCCTGTTTCTGGAAGATGGTTGAAGGTTACTGTTATTAACTCTGCTAAGTTTACTGTAGAAGTACTTGATGAAACTCCTTCTACAAACGTTACTAGTCATGTATGGAAGTCTGCTACTGCAGATGGTATCTCCATTAAGAAGGATCCATTCTTCGATACTTCTGTTCCTATTGTTGGTGTTACTAACACTACTATCCAACTACAGGTTAACAACGTTATTCCTCAGAGTCAGACACAACCACATACATTCATATCTGCTCTAGAAAATTCAGTTCTCTCTGGTGGTAACTATGCTCACCAGTTCAGATCTGCTACTGCTGGTGGTCTTAAGAAGCAGACTAAGGCATTGGTTACTGGTGGTGATTATGGACATACTTTCGTAACTACACCTACTCTAACTCCATCCACTGCAGCATATGATCCTAATACTGGTCTAATGACCATTACATCTGCTGGACATGGTTTGAAGAATGGTAGTTTTGTTAAGATTGATGACAATGCACTTACCTTCAGTTGTGCACAGGGTGGTGGTAACTACACATATCCAAGACCTTCACAGACAACTTTAACTGCTGGTTCTGGTACTACATTTGATGCAACAACTGGTGAACTATCCATCACTACTACTGGTGCTCATGGACTTGTAAATGGTGACTTCGTTAAGATCGCTGATAATTCACTAACATTCAGTTGTACATATGGTGCTGGTGCTCATACCTTCGTAAGTGGTGCTTCTAACGCTATCACTGCAAACTCTGGTGGACCATTCACTGCTGTAGCAGGAACAACATATGATCCTGCAACTGGTCTTTTGGTTCTAAACATAGGAATCAACCATAACTTAACAACTTCCAATACAGTTCAGATTGCTGATAATGCAGTCACATTCACTTGTGATCTTGATGGTCATGCTACTCAGCACTCATATCCACGTGCAACTGATCCTTCATCTGGACAGACATTAGCAATTACTGCTGCTGATAATGGTGCTGGTACAATCACAGTTAACGTAGGTGTAAGTTCTCCTGGTAATTCTTATCCTCGTTCTGATGACCCAGTTAGCGGTCAGTGGTTACGTATTTACGATGCTTCTGGATCTGTCTTCAAGGTTCAGGTAATGGCTAGTGAACTTACAATTGGTAACTATGCTCATACATTTGTAAGTGCCACTTCTGGTGGAATTACACACGGTGACCCTGCATCTGCAACATACCTAGAGGTTTCTGATATTACTGCTGATACCTTTAAGGTTAATGTATTACCAGAAGGACTTCAGGGTACTGGTTCAACAAACACTACTGCTCATACATTCCAGTCTGCTAACGCTAATTCAATAACCAAGGCAACATTTGAAGTAGCACATGATTACGTTCAGGTTGCTAATGAGTCATTAACATTCAGATGTGAGAAGGACGACTTCGGTTCACTTCATGCATATCCTCGTGCTGGTGATCCATTTGCTAACAGATGGTTACCTGTTCATGGTGTTAAGCAGGATACCTTCGATATTAACGTTGGTATTTCACAGAATAAGACAACTCATAATTTCGCGTCTGCTACCGCAGATGGTATCAAACTACAGGATGGAACAGTTACCATTAACGTTGGTTTCGATTCACTTCCTGCTAATCAGCATGCTCATAAGTGGGTAGGAACACACAATAAGTTCACTGCAACTAACGCTGATTACAATCCATCCACAGGTATCATGAAGGTAACTGCTGGTAGAAGGATGACTCCTACCGATGCAACTTATGATCCAACAACAGGTGATTTAGTACTTACCTTAGGTGATCACGGTCTAACCGTATGGGATGAGATTCAACTTACTCAAGATTCATTAACCTTCACTTGTGATTTCAACGGTGATGGTAATACAACTCAGAAGACATATCCACGTTCCAGTGGTGCTTCTACACCTGGCGGATCTGATTACGTTCACAATACTTCTATTCCTATTACTGCTGTAACTAATACAACAATTACAGTTAACGTTAATGGTGGACAGGGTGCAATTACAGATACAACTGCTCATAACTTTGTTTCTGCTGCTGCTAACTGTGTACTTGCAACACACGGAATGGTTAATGGTGAATATATCAAGTTTGCTGACAACTCTTTAACATTCACTTGCACACAGGGTGGTGGTAATCATTCTTATCCACGTGCAACTGATCCTTCCAGTGGAAGATGGTTGAGACTAACCAATGTAACTTCATACACATTTGAAGTACAAGTATTGGATAATATTCCATCAACTAATGAGACAGTTCATACATTTGTTTCTGCTACTACTGATGGTATTACAAGATCTGTACTAATCGCTGGTGGTGTACATGATCATACATTCACCAATGCAACTGCTGGTGCTGTAATTACTGGTGGTAACTACACTCATAAGTTTGTAAGTGCTAAGTTCAACGCAATCAATAAACTATACACAATTCCTGGTGGTAATCATAATTGTGTAGATGACATCGAACGTGTATTGAGAGGTGTTGCTTACCACATAGCATTCGGTGGAAACGCTGAGATTTGGGATCAGGCAGAAGAATATGCCAATAACACTCACCTCAACAATTACTTTGAGGAGCAGTGGAGTTTGGGTATTATGGATGAGGCTATTAGCATTATCCCTGATATTATTAGAAATCAACCTACTGCTGCATTCGGTACTCACGGAATACTTCAGTACAGAGATACAACAATCACTACTGATACCACACAACCAGCATGCCCAACAGAGGTTGCTGCAGCAATCACTCTCATAGACATTGTTAAGGAATCTATTGAGACTGGTGGTATTACTGCTACACGTACTGAGGTACCTGTAAATGGTGGTCCTTGCTCCAACGTTGAATCTCTAATCAACAATATGTTCGGTATCATTACTGATACTATTACAAGTAATGGATCTCTTGATGGAGTTACACGTACATTACCAACTATCTGGCCATTACATTACACAGGTGATTCTGTAGAACGTGATCTAACAATTCCATATAACGCTGGTGCTGCTAGCTGGGTACAAGCATGCTCAACATCACAGTCTACGATTAATACTCTATTTGATATTGTTATTGAAACTATTAACGAAGCTAAGTCAAATGTAAATCATCTCAGTAGTGTAACTCGTCAGATACCTACAAGTCTATACACCAATACGTTGTATCAGCAATATACTTGCTATAACGTTATATCTGCTTCGCATACTCTATACGATCTATTAGTAGATACGATGGGTGCTGGATGTTACTCCAATAAGCTCACCGCCGAGTACATGCGTAATAATGATCATGCTATTACACAGCGTGCATTGGATGCAACTACAGGACAATATCCTGCTGGTGATAATCCTGATCTAGCATTCTGTCAGGCAGTTCTTGAGGCAGGTTTATATGACCTCAGAACAGGTGGTAACGCTGGTGCATTTGAACTCGCTTCCTCATGGTTCGATGGAGAAGGACAATTCATTGCTTATCCTGCTGTAGATAGGATTCGCTTACTTTATGCTATGAATAAGGTACGTGAGTTTGCCAAGGATGTAATGGTTAACTTCGGTGATACTGATTGGAATGGATATGATGTATGGAGTCCTGCACAGATTCAGGGTTATACCCCACGTCTGGAATGGGATCAAGAGAAAACTGAATTCGACTTTGATTCTTCACTCAACTGTTTAGAATTTGCTATCGAACGTGCTACTTTCCCATCTGAGAACGTAGTCACATTCGTTGCTTCTTCTGACGCAGTTAACCTTAAGAATGATTACGATGAGGGTGTTGACTACAACACTGATCCTGCTCTCGTTCAACTCACACCTACTATTGAGGTTGGATATGAGCGTGAAGAAAATCGCGTACGCATCAATAGATCTAACTTCTTCCGTCGTGGTGATGTTCTAAAGTATATTCTTGCATCTGCTTCATCACTAGAGGGTGCTAATGATCAACCTTACTACTATGTCCTTAATGCAACTGCTGACTGGTTTGAGATTGCTCGTGAAGTTAAGCATGATGCTCGTTATCGTGACTTTGCATTTGATTTAACGAACACAGGTAACCATCAGTTCGTAACAATACGTCGTTCTGGAATTGATCGTAACACTGTCGCTTATGGTGATCGTGATATAGATCAACCAATCACTGCTGGATTCAATATTGCTGACGTTCTAGTTGGTACAACAACTGGTGCATCTGCAGAAGTATCCTCAAGTATTATTAACAAGGCACAAGTTATTAAGACCTTCAAGTACTACGGTCTTAACACAATGTCCTCCACTACATTCATTAATGGTGAGCAGGTTCAGGTACAGGGTGCAACAGTCAACAATGGTTATGTTCTTCAGATGGTTAAACCAGATGAGAACGATCTTGGATGGTTAAAACTTGAGTTAGTTCAAGGAACAATTTCTCAGAACGATATACTTGAAGGTGTTGATTCTGGTGCTACTGCTACTGTAACTGCTGTTATAGAGGATCGTCTATTAGTCAACGAGAAGATGGGTGAATTCCTAGTCGGTGACTGGATGTTCAAGGATACAACTGCTACTGAAGCATACATCAGTGTATACGATAATAAGAAAGGTGTACTACAGGGTAATGATGGCGGTAGAATCACTATTGACGTTGAATCTATTACTGGTACTTGGCAGTCTGGTGACGTTATTTACGGATCACAGACAGAGAAAATCCTTGATCTTGTAGGTATTCAAGATGGTGGATATCCAATCAATATTAACCAGTTCGTACATGGTGAGAACATTAGAAAACTATCTCTATCTTCTGTAACAGTTGATAGTGAATACTCAGGAACATTTGTCAAGGGTGACATTGTTTACCTCTTACAAGGAACAGCAATTGCCAACCCAGGTTGGACTGCATATGTAACTCAATATGATTACAGACCTGATGATGGAGTTAATGATTTATACATTGCTGCTCTAGGTCGTTACGCATACGGAGATGCAATTGATGAAGAACTCTGGCCAACTCCTCCAGGAAGTACGGTCGGAACAGGTGGTTATAACATTGGTAAGTTTGATAACTTAAATAACTTCCCACTCGTATACGCTACTGTTGGAACTTACACTGAGACTCCATCTAACTCTTACGGTAAGATTATCTCTATTGAACAGCAAGGTCTAACTGCTCGTTGTTGGGTAGAAGATGTTGATGGAACAATGTCTAATAACATGACCATCATATCTGACAACGGATGGATCGCTGCTGTAACAACTGCTCAAGATTTAATAGGACGTGTTGATCGTTACTTCCGTGGATTTGATGGTACACAGACAGCATTCAACTTGACGATTGCTAACGGTGAGCAATATCTACCTGATCCAGCAGGTCACATGATGATCTTCGTGAACGGAATTCTACAACCTCCTGGTGCTACTGGTGCTTACACAGCATCATCTGATGTCATCACGTTCGCTGAACCACCTGAAGTTGGATCTGAATTTATCGGTTATTACATTGGTAAATTACGTCAGTTAGATGATATCTCCTTCGAGTTTGACTCATTAAGATCTTCCTTCAACCTCAAGCAAAATGGTGGATTCTACTCCTTGACTCTGACTGAAGGTGTTTCTTCTAACACTATCAAACCAGAAAACAACATTATCGTTTCACTCAACGGTGTTATTCAGGAACCTGGCGTTGGTTATGAAATCGTTGGTTCACGTATCATCTTCGCTGAAGTCCCACGTGCAGGAACAACATTCGTTGCCTTCTCCTACATTGGTTCTGACGCAGACGTTATTGCTGCTACCATCGTTCCTCCAATTGAGGCAGGTGACCAACTCTTCATCGAGGGTGAGGATGAGACAGATCCACGTGTTGTTGCTCTGATTGAGTCTTCCAACTCCTTGGTAACATTCGAATATACAGGAACAGTTAAGGGTAGAAACGCTGCTGCACTTGCGAATATCCGTCAGGGTACTCTATCCGCAGCAATCATTACCAACCCAGGTAACGGTTACACCTCACGTCCAGCAGTTGATGTTATATCTTCCTCTGGATTTGATGGACGCATACGTGCGCTAATGGGTGTTGCAAGAATTGACGTTTCCTCCCCAGGTATTTCTTACTCCGCACCAATCGTTGCTGTAGAAAATACCGTTGAAGATTCCTTCGAGTCTCCAGATGGACCTCCAGTTAACGGTGGATTTGACGTCTACGCGGGTGAAGGTATTGATCCTGCAACTGGTAACCCAATCGTTATCGAAGAAGGTCATATCGCAATCACACGTATGCCAACTAACGTAACGGTTAACCAGACTCAGACTGCTAGCTTCACTGTTGTTGCAGTATTCAACGCTACCGATGGCGACCCAGTTAATACAACTGAAGGACTCAACTATCAGTGGCAGAAGAAGGATTATGGTAGCACAACTTGGTCAAACATAACTGGTGCAACTGCTGCCACATACGATACAAACGCAACCATACAAGCTGATGACGGTGATGAGTACCGTGTTGCTATCACATACGCTGGTGCAACTCCTGTTTACTCTAATTCCGCTGTACTGACTGTACAAACTGGTAATACTGTAGTTCAGAACTTCGTACCTAACCAGATCTTCCAACAATAAATAATCAAAAAAGATGAGTGCAACTGCCTCCTACAATCCAAGTACTAGGATCCTAGATGTTGACGGTAACGGATTACCAAATCCAGTTACCTATGGCACTTTCCCTAATCCTAATAACCCCAACACGGTTACTGAACAAGATTTCGACCACGATTTCTATTACAGGGGTGGTACTTTTGGTATTGAAAGAACTTTTGATGTTGATACTTGGTCACAAGAAGGATATGTTATAAACATTCCTCTTTCAGTTGCAGATAATACATTATTTGGTGACACAGAATCAGGAGATATACGTCCAGGAGATAATCTTTTATTTGTTTTCAGCGATGGCAGAAAGCAAATGTTTGTTTATAATGGTACTCAGACTATTTCAACAAATGGATACGCTTGGAAATCAACTGATACAAATCTAGCATTAATTACTAACACTTCCCAATACAATATTAACGGGACTTGCACTTATTATGATCAAAGGAACGGAAGAACTGAAACTCCTCTTGGGGCTATCGGTGTTGCTGCTAATGGTGTCGTACTATTCAACCCATCTGCAGGAACGGGTGGAAACCCACCTGCAGGATTTAACTGGAATGCCCACTATGACCTCTCACCCGTAGATTTTGGTGATGATTCATGTGGTGGTCATCCAGAGCAAACAGGACAATATCACTATCACGATACTGACTTCCTTTCTTGCTGGCAAAATGGGTCAATAATGACCACATATAATGATTACTATGGTCTAAGTCAGTTTAATGGTGATGCTCTAAGACATCCAGATGGTCATTCAAAAGTATTGGGTGTTGCATTTGATGGTTTTCCTATCTACGGACCATATGGATATATCGAACCATTCGGTGTTCTGACTGGTATCAAAACTATGCAACCTTCTTATCAGTTGAAACCAACTGAAGCAGTAGGACGTCCTGCATATGGTAATACATTACAAAACCCTCCTGCTGGATCCTTTATGCAGGACTGGGAATACAATCAAGGTTTAGGTGATTTAGATTTTCATAATGGACGTTTTTGTTATACCCCTGAGTACCCTAATGGTACCTATGCTTATTTCCTATCTCTAACTGAAGCAGGAGATGCAGGGTTCCCATACATGATGGGTACTACTAGTAGACAAGTATTAGATCAACCTGCAAATAATGGTGCTGCTCCACCTCCTCCACCTCCAAGTGGCGGCGATCAGGCTCCTCCATCAACGTTGCAGATTTCTTCTCAACCTCAGAACGCTACTGTCAACTCTGGTCAATCAGTTACGTTCTCTATATCTGTTACTATCATTCCTGAGAATGGTCCGAAGTCCTATCAGTGGTACAGATCTACTGATGGTGGTTTCGCATACTCCACACTCAACGGTGCGACCTCTTCTTCTTACCAGTTCACGGCATTGTCGTATATGACTGGGTATAAGTTTAAGTGTATTGTCGCTGGTCCTGTTGGTGCTCCAGAACCCGCACAGAACTCACCATTGGAGTCTGATGTTGCGACACTCACTGTAACTGGTGTAGGTGGATCAACTGATAATACCTTCGATAACACAGGAATGACATACGATACAACAGGTACCACCTTCGATCAGACCTAAATAGCACTGTAAAAAACTAAGAACTATGGCTAAGCAGACAATTGGAATTGGCTCTTCCGCGAACGATGGTACAGGCGATACCCTTCGTGATGGTGCCGTAAAGCTTAACGCCAATTTCGATGAGCTTTACCAAAAACTTGGAAACAATTCAGATCTACAGATTGATATTGGTGTTGGTCTTACAGATGATCAAGTCCTTAAATGGAATGCAACTAATACTGCATTTGAAGGAGGAAATTATGATAAGTTGACATCTGATTTAGATGTTAATGGTAATTATATTGTTACTGCTTCTGGTGGTGATGTAATAGTTAAACCCGATACTACTGGAGATATTAAACTTTGGGCAGGAAATAGTGGTCAAGCATATGTTGTATGTGATGGTGCTGATGGATACCTAAAATGGAATGCACCTTATACAGATGAAGCAAGTTTACCTGATGCATCTACCTATCATGGTATGTTTGCACATGTACATGGTACTGGCAAAGGATATTTCTCACATGGTGGTGCTTGGGTAAAACTTATAGATGTGGGAGATGGTATCACCTCACTTACTGATGTAGATACAACAGTTGGTGGTGGTCCTTCTGACGGACAAGTTTTAAAGTGGAATGCATCTAATACAGCATGGGAGCCTGCAAATGACGAAACAACATCAGGTGGTGGAGGAGGAACAACCCAAAACCTATTCGAAACAGTTACAGCAGACTCAGGTACAACAACTGCTACCGCACCTAATGATACTCTCAATATTGTCGGTGGTACTAACATTTCCACCTCTCTTTCTGGTGATACTGTTACTGTAAATATGACGGGCACTTTAGGTGACCCAGATCAAAATCTTTTCTCGACAATAGGATCAGATTCAGGAAATAAGACTGCTGCTTCTACTACTGCTACTATTAATATTATTGGTGGTACAGGAGTTAGCACTGCTATTTCTGGTGATAATCTGACCATCACTAATGATTCACCAAATGTCGTACAAAACGTCCTCCAAACGGCTGCAGGAGATACGGGTTCTTATACCGCTGCTGCTTCTGATTCTACTCTTACTTTTGCTGGAGGGACCAACATTTCTACTGTTGTTGTTGGCAGTACTGTAACTATCAATAACACTGCTGCAGCATTGCCTGCTATCAGTGAGGGACAGAGTGTTGTTGGAACAGGAAGTAATACATTCGGTGCATATATTTCACCAGTTTTGGGTTATAGTGCTGCAAATAGTGGAGCATCATCTTGGAGACTTACAGGTCCAGGAGTTGATAATACAACAGATAACCCAACAATCTATCTGTATAGAGGTTTTACATACAGATTTAAGAACACTGCTACAACGAACCATCCATTTGAAATCCGTGTAGGATCAGGTGGTGCTGCCGTTACTGACGGTATATCTGGTTCTATAACAGATGTTTTAGTATACACAGTGCCCATGACGGTTGCTGCTGGTACAACTTATGTGTACCAGTGTACTCTGCATGGTGCTATGGTCGGTAACCTAGTTATAGTCTAATGGCAAGAACAGTACCAGGAAGCGGAGCAGCGATTGAGCCAGTATTCAATAGTACATACGGTGTTAAAGACGTATTTGTTGTTGCTGGTGGAACTGGGTATGATGTAAATGATCCACCTAAATTGACTGTTGCTAATTGTGGTACTCCTGTTCGTGATGCTGTGCTACGTCCAGTCATTAATAGTACTGGAGAAATTCAATCTGTTGAAATTATAGATCCAGGTGAAGGATACTCACCGTTACGATTACAGATTACAGGTCAAGATCTAAGTGCATTTGGTGCTAGTGCTGATCTATTTCTTAAAGAGGATGGTGGTGTAGATTATATCCAGATGAGATCTAGTGGTGATGGATATTTTGGTGGTACAACTGCACAACTAGTAGGTGGTGGTGGATCTGGTGCTGAACTAGTTCCCGTTACTGGGTTTGTTACTGGTCTATCACTAGAGAATGCTGGTAGAAATTATAATAGACAAGATGTCGCACTTGTTATCAATGGTGGTGGAGGAGAAGGTGCCACTGGTATTGCCGAAGTTAACGAGTTTGGACAAATAGAAAATATTACCATCAGTAATGAAGGTGAATTCTTTGAGACCCCTCCTATTTTACAGATCATTGGTGGAGGTGGATCTGGTGCTACTGCTGAGGCAACAATTAGTCTTGGTAAGATCACTAATATTGATATAACCAATCCAGGAGACGGTTACACAACACCACCTCAGATTATATTCACTAGAGATACCAACCTTATTAGGACTACTAGGAACCGTCAATCCTTAAACTCGGTTCTATATAATATAACTGGTCTAACCAAAGACGTCGCCGTTGATGACGTTACCATAAACGTTGAGACCACTAATGCATATCCTGGTTCTGGTAAAGCATTACTAGGAAAAGAAGTTTTCAGGTATACCTCTAAGACTGCTACCCAATTCAAAGGTATCAGTAGAGGTATTAATTTTAAATATGATCAGAAAATTACATTAGACAATTTACAGGATAATCCTGATACTGGAATAACTGGATATACGTTTAGTATTAATGATCGTGTCCGTCGTGTACAAGAGAATAGTGATAATAAGATTGCTATTGTATATGACTGGAGACCTGAGACAAGAGATCTCTATCTGGTGTTCCAGGTAGATGAACTAGCATTTATTGATGCAGGTCGTTCTCAGACTGACGCACAGATAGTTGCATTCGTTGCTGGTGTTGCAAGTGCTACTGGAACTGGTGTTGAACCTCACACTTTAGTTGATTCTGTTGGTGATGAGATTGTTTTATTCACAGATCCATTAGGTGTCTTAACAGATAAGAAATTTGAAGACGATGACGAATTGTCTGGTGCAGGTGACGGTATACCTGATCTATTAAATGCAAATACAGATTTTGAATATGAAACCAGTCTTGATGGTGGTTTAGCATCATCTTTATATGGTATTGAGGAAACCATAGGAGGACAGAACACTACTCTATTACAGGTAGGAGACAGTATATATGATGGTAGTCCATCCCAATTAGTTGCAACAGTACAGTCTGCAGGTCAATTAGGTGATGGTGAAGCACATACTGCAATAGTTAGAATTATTGCTAATAACTGGTCTATCCCTAACTTTACAGTTGGTGAGACTGTAACTGGATCTAGTTCAGGTGTTACTGGTGTTGTCACATCGTTCAATGCATCGCCGCAAGGATATGCATCTGGATACGTTGAGGTTGCTATGGGTACCATTACGCAGAATGGTTTGAACCACCAGTTCACGTCAAGTGACATACTAAATGGTGGAACATCTGGTGCGTCTGCAAACGTCTGGCAGGTCTCATATGACAACCTATTGAGAAACGAACCAGAGTAAACCTATAAATAAAGAGAAGGGAATTCGGTAACAATGGCTCTATTAACCGACCAATTTAGAATTTTTACTGCCAATAAGTTCATTAAGGCTTTGGAGGGACCAGATCCCATTCAGTCTGATACTGATGCTGGTGCTAGTAGAGATCGTTTGTATGTATTCATCGGTAGACCACAATCGTGGGATAACGAGAATAATCCACCCACACCTATTGATTCGTTTCAGGAATTTTCTGACGTATATGATGATATGATTTCGCTTAAGCGTGTCTTAGCGAATGATACCATTCAAGTTATACGTCGTGTTGACTGGACTCCACCCGAACAAACCACTGGTGGTTTGGGTTATGTTTATGATATGTATCGTCATGATTACTCCTCGACTAAAACAGCGTCGTCTGGTGCTACGAAACTGTATGACGCAGATTTCTTTGTTGTTAACTCGTCTTACCAAGTTTATAAGTGCATCTACAACGGGACAAGTCCTAGCGATCCTAACGGTAAACCTTCTACTGTTGAGCCTACTGGGACATCCACTTCAATTATCACAACTGCTGATGGTTACCGTTGGAAGTATATGTATACGATCCCTGTTGGTCAGGTATTGAAATTCTTCTCTAATGAGTATATGCCTGTATTGTCCGACACCGCTGTTGTGTCTGATGCTGTAGGTGGTGAGGTTGATACTGTTGTTATTCAGGCATCTGGTGCAGGATATAACAATGGTACTTATGAAAACGTACCTATCAAAGGTGATGGTACTGGTGGTCGTGTTTCTATTGTTGTTGATGGTGGTAAAGTTGTATCCGCTACTGTAACGTCTGGTGGTTCTGGATATACATTTGGTAAAGTAATCATTGATGAGATCAATGGTATTGGTGCTGGTACTGGTTCTGGTGCAGCAATTGACGTTATCATTCCTCCTATCGGTGGTCATGGTGCTGGTCCTTCTATCGAACTTGGTGCTTATCGTGTGATGATTAACACGAAGTTCACCTACGCTGAAGGTTCAGGTGACTTCCCAACTGATAACGATTATCGTCGTATTGGTTTGGTTATGAACCCTGACAGGTTTGGAACTACTGAGTTGGTAGCAGATCTAACGTTATCTGGTACTAATGCAGCAATATTCTCTCCAACGTTCACAGGTCAGTTCTCTACTGATGAGATCATTACACAGTCACGTACTGTTGGTGGTCAGCAAGTAACCGCTAGAGGACGTGTAATATCCTGGAACAATACTACAAAAGTTTTGAAGTTCTATCAGAACAGAGTTGACGGTGTATTCCCTGAAATTACTGGTAACCTGGTTGACTTCGAAGGTGGTAATGCCATTGTTGGTGCCACCTCTGGTACATCGGGTGACCCCGATATCAACTTCCCGATCATAGCAGGTTCCTCAACTCGTGTTATTAATAACACTGAGTATGACCTAGGTATGGCATTTACAAATGGTTATGCTTCACCAGAGATACAACCGAACTCAGGTGACGTGATTTACATAGATAATAGAAGTGCGATCTCTCGTGCTGGTGACCAGATTGAAGACATCAAGATCGTAATCGAGTTCTAGTTCAATGCCACAGAATACTAATCTAAATATTAGTCCTTATTTTGACGATTTCGATAAAAATAAGAACTTTTACCGAGTACTCTACCGCCCAGGGTTTCCTATCCAGGCTCGAGAACTCACGACAATGCAATCGATTCTTCAGAATCAGATTGAATCAATGGGTCAACACTTCTTTAAAGAAGGATCCATGGTTATTCCTGGTCAGATCGGTTATGACCTACAGGTTAAGGCAGTTATATTACAGCAGAACTTCTTAGGTGTTGACGTAGAGAATTATAGAACTCAAATTACTGGTCAGTTAATCACTGGTGTAACTTCTGGTGTTAAAGCAAAAGTATTATATTCAATTCCTGCTACAGAGTCAGAGAAAGGATACATTACTCTGTATGTGAAATATGTTGACTCAGGTGATACTACATCTGAAGAGTCAGTTAAAGAATTTGTTGCTAATGAGCAGTTATATGCTGAGAACGAAATAACATTTGGTACTACCTTGATCGAGGTTAGTTCACCATTTGGTCAGTTATTACCTGCTGATGCAACTGCAACTGGTTCAGTTGCCTATATTAATGCTGGTGTCTATTTCATACGTGGTTATTTTGTAGATATTCAATCAGCACACTTACTATTAGATCAGTATACAAACAATCCTTCTTATAGAATCGGTCTCGAAGTATCGGAATCTATTATCACTCCAGAAGATGACCCATCACTAAATGATAATGCTGCTGGATCATCCAACTATTCTGCACCTGGTGGTCATAGATTTAGGATTAAGTGTGCACTGACTAAGAAAGCAATTAATGATGACACTGATAAGAACTTCATTGAACTATTACGTCTGAACAATAGTAAGGTAGAGCAGTTAGTTAATAAGACTGCCTATTCAGAACTTGAAAGGACGATGGCACGTCGTACTTTTGAAGAGAGTGGCGACTATGTTATTGATAGTTTTGATGTAACTGCTCGTGAGCATTTAGATGACTTCTTTAATAATGGTGTATATCAACAGGGTACAACATCTAAGGATGGTGTCGCTGCTTCTGATGAATACCTTGCTATGGAAGTTAGTCCAGGTAGAGCATATGTCAGAGGTTATCGCACAGAATTTTTAACACCACAGTATATAAGTGTTCCTAAACCACGTACATTTGAAAGTCGTGAGAATGGTATTATATCTTTTGAATTAGGTCAGTACGTTAGAGTATATGATGTATTTGGTAACCCACATCTTACTGGTGATGGTGTAACAGATGCATATCAGACATTAGAATTACGTGATAACTGGCAGATCGCACCTCCTAATACTACCAACTATACAGATTTTACTGGTAGTGGACAGGGTAAGATCATTGGTAAAGCACGTACTGTACAATTAAAGTTTTATAAGACAGATACACAGTTAGGTACAGACTTCCATAACTTATATCTGTTTGATATTCAGATGTTCACTGCGATGAACTTCAAGTCAGATGTTACTCTAACTGACGGTGATTTCATTCGTGGTCGTACTACTGGATCCAGTGCATATGTCTTCCAGGGTGCTAATACTGGTAGCTACGGTACTAGAGATTATGTCCTACTCTATCAGGTATCTGGTAACTTCATTGAGAATGAAGTTGTAACTAGAGATGGTCGTGTTGTTGGACAGGTTGATGCTGTATTCCCATATGAATTACAGGATACACGTTCAGTAGTTGGTAGAAATGTTGGTAATGCTATTGTATTTGGTGGTAACTTAGCACTTAACGATCCTTATCAGATTGATTGCTATAACATTACTGTTGACCAGACTGGAGGTGTTGCTGCACACATTAAGGGATATGGTTCTAACTTTGGTACTGAACTACGTCCAGGTGAAGTTGTTCGTGTAACTGGTACTGATGTTACTGGTGGAACATCACTTAGAGTACGTGGTATTGATGATACCAACATTAACTTAAGTGCTGCTAATTCTGGTACTGGTGCAACAAATCTAATCTTTGACTATGCAGCACAGAAAGCATTGATTGACACTTCCTTGACTAAAGGTACCATTGCTGATGGTGACTATACTCAAGGTTCAGTTGTAAGATTACGTCCTTACCTATTCAATAAGGACTACCAGAATGGTGAACTGTCTATTGACTTACCTTATCGTTCGATGAGGTCACTAGATGACGAATCATTCTATGTTTACAGATCATTCGTTAACAAGGTTGTAAGTAATGGTGACATTACTATTACACTACCTGAATCAGAAGCATTTGCTGCTCTTGCAAAGGGTGACTTTACTATAACTATTGCTGCTCAATCTGGTTCTTCTTATGTTGTAGGACAAAACCTTGACCTAGACACACAGAACACAGCAGGAAACCTTACAGTTACCTTTGGTGCTGAACGTCAGTCTATATCCATATCTGGATTGACTAATGTTACTCAGATTCATATGAATGCATTGGTGTCTAAGAACACTGTTGCACGTAAGATTAAGACTGCATCTAAAATGCGTTGCTTGAAAGTTCTTAGAACTGATAAGCAAGATGATGTTCTGAAGTTTGGTCTAACTTATGGTGAGATCTACGGAACACGTATTGAAGATAAAGAGATTTCATTCGGTTTGAATGATGTCTATAAGATTCATGCTGTATATGAATCTGACAATGAATTTGATGCACAGATACCATATGTTGTTCTTGATGAAGCAACGTTCTTCCATACAGGAACCGTTATTATTGGTAGAACATCTGGTGCTAGAGCAAGAGTTATATCGTTTATTAACTCTACACTGAGATTATACAACGTATCATTAAACAATTTACCATTCATTCCTGGTGAGATTATTGATGGATATGATGATCAAGGTGGTAAATTAAATGCATTGATTGATGACGCTGATGGATCAGTTGTTGCTGGTGCAAGAAATATTACCAGTCAGTTTAAACTGGATCCTGCTCAGAACTCACACTATTATGATGTATCAAAACTAATTCGTGAACCAAATACTGCACCACCTACTAGAAGGTTGATGGTTGTATTTGACTACTTCCTACATGAACAAACTGGTGATTATTTCTCAGCACAGTCATACACTGGTATCCCATTTAAAGAAATTCCCAACTATAAGTTAGATGGTAACATTAACTTCTTAGTTGACACAATCGATTTCAGACCTGGTGTTGGTGAACAGGCATCTGGTAATGGAATCGTTACAGATCCATATTATGTAAATTGTAAGTCATTTGATTTTGATTCACGAGAATTCAATACCACTGGTGGTACAGGTGGATCAACAATCTTTGATATTATGCGTGTAGAGACGGACTTCCGTGCTGACTACACTTGGTATCAAGGTCGTATGGATCACCTATATCTTGGTCACAATAATGAACTTATTGTTGCCCAGGGTAAACCAGGAGATGATCTACTACCTCCTGATAAGGTTGAGAATGCCATGTTATTGGCAACAATGGAACTCAAACCATATTGCTATGACCCAGAAAGGGATGTAGTTATTAACCTTGAGCAGATTCGTCGCTTCACCATGAAAGATATTGGTGATCTAGAGCGTCGTCTGGGACAGGTTGAGTTCTATACTTCACTATCATTGCTTGAGGCTGCAGCAGATACCGCCAAAGCATATGACGAAAACGGATTTGACAGATTCAAGAATGGATATGTCGTTGATGACTTCACCGATCATACTGTTGGTGACGTCTTAAGTGAGGACTATAAGTGTTCCTTAGACTTTGCAGAAGGTCTATTACGTCCATCACACTATACAACTAACGTAGCACTGGAGTGGAATGAGTCTTCTTCATCTGGTGTTATTAAGCATGAAGCAAATATAATCACTCTTCAATACAATGAGTCTAAGATTATTGAGCAACCATATGCATCAAGACAGGAGAATGTAAACCCATTTAACGTGTTTACTTTCATTGGTCGTATCGACTTGAATCCTGCATCTGATGATTGGATTGATACTAAGCGTTTACCTGCTAGAGTTGAGAACGTTGAAGGTGACTTCTCTTCTGTTGCTAGAGACCTTAATATTGACCAGAATGGTTTTGCACCTATTCAGTGGCGTTCATGGCAGACTAACTGGACTGGAGAAACACTAACTTCTAGAACTAGAAACCTATCTAGATCTGGTAGATATGGTGTTGGTCGTCAGTTAGGTCGTGCAGGTCACGGTCAGCGTCGTCAAGGTTTATTCTACTTACATGAACGTCGTACGTTCCGTGTTGTTAATAACCAGACACGTCAAGGTATTAGAACTCGTGTTGTTCCACGTATTGATCGTAAGTCTTTAGGTGACTCTATACTGTCACAGACTGCTATTCCATGGATACGTTCTAGAAACGTTGGATATAAGGTTTCACGTATGAAACCAAACACTCGTTTCTATTCATTCTTTGATAATGTAAATGTTACAAATTATCTGACACCTAAGATTATTGAGTTAGTTAAGAACTCCTCTGCAGACCCAACTACAAACGAAACACCTTTCGTTGTTGGTGAAACTGTAATTGGATCAACTTCTGGGTGTCGTATAAAAGTTGCACTACCTAATGATGGTGGTCAATTCAACCCATACCTAGGTATTCAAACTGCTTTACCTGAGTCTTATGCATCTCAAACTGATATCTTGAATATTGATATCACTGCGATGGCAGAGACCAAGAACCCTAACTTCTATGGAAATATTCAAGTTGGTGAAATTCTTACAGGTCAGACGTCTGGTGCTAAGGCAGTTGTAAAAGATCGTAGAATTATTTCCAACAATGTTGGTGAGATTGCTGGTACGCTATTCATTCCTAATCCAGGAGAAGATTCAAACCCACGCTTTGCGACTGGTACGAGGACTTTCCGTTTCACTACGAATGAAGATAATAGCAAGTTACCTGGTACTGTTGACTCTTCAGCAGAAACCACGTACGAAGCAAGGGGTACATTAAATACTGTCCGTGAAAATGTATTGGCAGTACGTAATGCTGAAATTGTTCGTGATACTGTAAGTCAAGATAGAACTGTTGTTACAACCAGAACTGAAACACGTCAGGTTGGTTGGTATGACCCACTTGCACAATCCTTTATTATGGATGAAGAAGGTGGTATGTTCATTAACTCTGTAGAAATCTTCTTTGCAACTAAGGATAGTAATATTCCTATCTCCATGCAAATAAGAACTATGGAGAATGGTTATCCTACTGCAAGTATTCTACCTTTCTCTGATGTTACTCTCAATCCATTAGATATTGAGACTTCTGAGAATGCTGCTATACCAACGAAGTTCACGTTCCGTGCTCCTGTTTATATCAAACAGTCCACTGAATATTGTTTCGTACTTCTATCTGACTCTAACGAGTATAAGGTATGGATCTCTAGAATGGGTGACGTAGATGTCACTGGTACAAGAACCATATCTGAGCAACCATATGCAGGTGTTCTATTCAAATCACAGAACGCATCTACTTGGACTGCTGATCAGTATGAAGACCTTAAATTTGTAATGTATCGTTGCGACTTTACTCCTACTTCAGGTCAAGCAATGTTTAACAATTGCACCTTAGGTAGAGGTAATGGTGGTGTTCATAATCTTATTGAGAATCCAATTCTCACTTTGAGACCAAAACAAGTACTCTCACTACCTAATGCGTTTAGTGGTTCATATACAGTTGGTGCTAGGATTCTTCAGGATCCATCAAATGCACAGGGTACTGTTGTTGAATGGGATACTACTGGTGCTACTCCACTATTAACATTGAGTGATATCGATGGTGTGTTCGCATCTGGTTTTGCACAGAGTGGTGGTGGTTTCTATAACGTATTGAAATCTTCACAAGCAGAAGTGGTAATCACAACTTCTACTATCAATGGTACTGGTATTATCGTAGGTAACACAGTAACCAATGGTGGTGGTGCTGAAGGTGTTATTACATCATGGGAAGTAGGTACAGGTATATTGAAAGCAAACTACCTGAAAGGAACCTTTGCTGACACTGATACATTAACCACAAGTAATGGTACTACTGCAACTATCCAATCCTCTGGTGTTACATATACAGCAGGTGGAGATAGTGTAGAAGGATATCCTACTGCAACTCCTACATATGACTCTTCTGATAAAGAAGTTCTTGTATATCATAAGAATCATGGTATGCACGAGCGTTCCAACAACGTTTCCGTTGAAGGAATCATTTCAGAAATAAGTCCAACATTCTTGACATCAAGTCTTGCTGCTGATGCAACTACTATTGCAGTACAAGACGCATTGTCATTCCATCAAACCATTAATAACCTACCAGTTTCAACTACGAACCCTGGTTATATTAAGATTGATGACGAAATCATTGCTTATAGTTCTATTTCCTCAACAGGTCAGACTATAAGTGTTAACACAAGCGGTCGTGGTGCTAATAATACTACTGCTGTAGCACACGATGCTAACGCTTCTGTTATTTGTTATAACCTTGATGGTATACCTTTGATCGAATTGAACAAAGTACATACCAGCATATCCTGCCCATGGTTGGATAGTTACATGTTACATACAACCAGTGTTGCAACGAATGGTATTCGTGGTGGCGGTAAGGATGTATGGCATTCTCAAAATATTCAGTTTGAAACATTGACACCTAGTGTGTTAACAATGAATCTACCTGAAACCACCATACGTTCTTTAGTTAATACAACTACAGCAACCTCTATTGGTGATGGTTCAACAACTATAGACCAAGCATCATTTATTAATACTGGTGATTTTGTTGAGGTTGTATTGAATGATCAGAACCAATTTGCTGCTCCGCAAATGATTGCTTCTGAGATTAATGAGAATAACAAGATGGAGGGTGCTAAGTCCTTCAGTCTTCAGGTGAACTTAGCAACGGATAATTCTTTCTTAACTCCTGTTATTGACTTAGACCGTTGTTCTTTAATAACTACTACCAACAGAATCAACTACTGGCCAGGTGGATCAGCAGAGATCCCAAGTCAGGCTAATATAGATAGAGCAGGAGATACGTCTACTGATCCAACAGGTGATCAGAACGACGCGGTTTATCTCACAAGACTTGCTAGACTGTCTCAGGAGTCTAGAACGTTGAAACTTTCATTCCAGATTACTAGAAGTGCAAACGCATTCATCTATCCTTATTATAAGGTATTTACGTTTGGTTCTTCATCGAGGGCGGAAGACACAGATTGGACGGCGTTCCCCGAAAATATAAATTATGATACTACTCCTTCTGAAGAAATTCTATGGAAGGACTTTGAATACGAAGTAAATGGATTGAACTTTAACGCATTCCAGGTTAAACTGGTTATGAAGTCCAAGAGTCAAGCATCGGTTCCCCTCATTGCTGACCTTAGAGCAACAGCTTTAGCTACCTAAACTGTTCCCCTGAACCCTTACAGTGTTATTATAATTAGATTATTAGATCATGTCAAGCCTAGATCCAAAACAAGAAGGATGGATACCTGTTGAGGGTCATGAGCACAAGTATCGTGATCCCATATCTAATGCTATAATCAACACAAACGTTGATGAATACGCCAAATACATGAAAGCGTATAATTCTCGGAGAAATAAAGCCGAGGATTTCGACACTTTACAAAAGGAGGTTTCTGATCTAAAATCAGACATATCCGATATGAAAACATTACTCAAGCAATTAGTGGAGGAAAAACATGCCAGTTGACGTGACAGAACAAATGCCACCAGAGCAATTACTGGGGGATTTTAAAAGCAGATATGATGGTCTGATTAAACAAAATCAAGAATTGCAAAGACAGATTAAACAAAACGAAACTCAAGCACTCAAATTACTTGGTGCTATTGAAACCCTCGAATATTTACAACCTCCTCAAGAGGAACCTCCAGAGGGGGACTCTCCAGAGGGAACTGAATAGAGTCCCATCTGGGACTCTTTTTTATTGTGCATATAAATAACAAAGAAGCATGGTACAGCTGGCACATCATCGGATAAAAAATGGCAAATAGAATCCAATTAAGGCGTGACGGTGCTCAACAGTGGGCGAACGTTAACCCAATACTCGCTCAAGGTGAAATCGGGATCGAGATCGATACTTCACGTATCAAAATCGGTGATGGTGTAACCCCTTGGAACTCTCTGAAGTATGAGAGACCAATTGAAACTGAGTCCAACACTGCAAATACACTAGTTAAAAGGGACGCTGACGGTAACTTTGCCGCTGGTGCTATAACTGCGTCTCTTATTGGTAACTCTGCCACTGCTACTCGTCTTGCCAATACTAGATCATTCACCCTTGCTGGTGACATGTCTGGATCTGCTTCATTCGATGGTTCAGCAAACGTAAACATAACTGCTGAATTGAATTATGTTACGTCTCTACCACACTACGATTCTAATAACCTATCTGCCACAGGTACCTATACACAGTTAACTATTGACTCTCGTGGTCGTATTATTAACGCTAATAACCCCACGAGTTTATCTACCTTTGGTATTACTGACGCACAACCATTAGATGCAGACTTAACATCTCTAGCAAACATGACCACATTTGGTCTGATTTCTAGGGAATCTGCTGGTACTCTTGTCAATAGACAGATTACTGGTGGTGCTGGACGTATTATTATATCCAATGGTGATGGTCAAGCATCAAACCCATTAGTTGATCTTGCTGATACTGCTGTTGTTGTAGCACAATACAACCCTAATGGTAACCTTGATCCTTCCCTGATATCAATTGCAGGTAATGGTAATGAGACTGTTAACACCACTCAGATAACTCTTGACCGTTATGGTCGTTCAACACAAGCATTAACAATTCCTATTGCTACTGCTAAAGAGGGATCTACCTATGCAGCATTTGATAACGCAACTGCATATGATAGATTTGCTATAGTTGAAACAAGTGGTGCTAGGGTATACCAGGCTGCTATAAGAGATATTGGTGCAGGTTTAGGAGAACCATCACACACTGATACTAGTGATACAGGTGGATGGAGATACCTTTGGACTGCACAGATAGAGCAGAAAGGTCTTGCATCTTTTGCTCAAGAAGATTTTGATGTTACTGTTTGGGATGGGACCAACAACACAATCGGAGGTCATGTATCGATCTCTGAAAATGCAATAGAGAATTCCCAATTACAGTCAAACGGTCTGTTGATGTTCACAGACACGGCTGCAACTGAAACTTATGTATTAGACAAAGAGAGAAACGTCTATAATGCATATCATGGTTTAACTAAAATTAATCACCTCAACATCAATAATCGTACGGGTGGTTCTGCTTTCCGAGTAGTTGGATATGATACAGGTGAGTATCCATATCAACCTTCTATTCTATCTCAAGGAAATAGTTATTCTGCTCCTGCTGCTGATGATGCTAATGGTAATGGAAGTGCTACAAGTGGTTCATCTCTTACTGGTGCTGTAGATATTAATCTTGACACTACCTTATCTGGTAATCTTACACTTGATGTTTCTAAAGTAGATCAGTTTATAAAGAGAACTAGTGGTAACGTTGAATTTGCATTAGAAGTCAATGAGAATGACAATCGCACATTAGCAATTAATGCTACTAATGCTGGTGCTGGTGATGCAATCATCAATATTACTTCTGATCAAGACATTACAATTTCTGCGACTGACGTAGATCACCGTGTCAATGTTGAGGACTATCACTTCCAAGATAATGTCCTGTCAACTACCAACTCAACAATGGTACTTGACCCTAATGACGATGATGACATTACAGGTCTAGTTCAGATTCGTGGTGACTTACAAGTTGACGGTACAACTACTACAGTTAATAGTACTGTAACTACTGTAGATGACCCAATCATGACATTGGGTGGTGACACTGCACCTCTTTCATCTGATAGTAAAGATCGTGGTATAGAATTTAGATATTATCAGGCTTCTTCTGCCCGAATTGGTTTCTTTGGATGGGATTCAGATTATGCAAACACTAACATATGGTCTGGCACTGGTGGCTATAGGTTCGTCGTCGATGGAACTAACACCAATGAAGTTTTCTCTGGCACTGACGCTCCTATCATTGCTGGAAACCTCGCGCTCACAACTAACACAGGATCAACTAGCACAACTACGGGTACTCTCGTTGTAACTGGTGGTTTTGGTCTTTCTGAAAATGCTAACATTGGTGGTACTACTACCATTGCTGGACAGACTGAGGTTAATAATAACGTATTATTCAAGGCAGATAATAAGTCCTTCAATATACAGACTGCTGGTGGTGTAGATAAGTTTACTGTTGACTATGACAACGGTAATACAGTTATAGAAGGTACAGTTGATATTCAGTTAGAGACAACTATTACTGATAACTTAATTGTCCAAGCAGATAATAAGAAATTTGATATTCAGACTGCTGCTGGTGCTAGTGTATTTGATGTAGATACAGACAATGGTAACACCCATACAGATGGTACTCTTGATGTAGATGGTGGAGTAACATTAAACAGCACTTTAGATGTTGATGGTGGAACTACTCTTAATAGCACATTAGACGTCGATGATGATGTAACGATTCACAACGACTTCTTATTAGACACAACTGGTAAGACATTTACCATTACTAATGGTAGTACTCAGACATTCCAGATTACCAGTACTAATGGTAATACAGATATTGAAGGAACGGTTAATGTAGGTGGTGTCAATACATTTGAACTTACTACAGACCTTACTGTTGATGCTAGTACTTCTGAGTCAGATATTACAGTATCCAATATTGGTGCTTTAGATGTTAAAGGTGGTGCAAATATAGACAAGGATGTAAGGGTTGGTAAAGATCTTTATGTCGCAGATAGAATTATTGTTAAGGATGCTGGTACAGCACGTACTGCACCTTCATTATTGAACAACGTAGACATCAAGTACCGTCAGTATATTGGTTCTTCTACTGCACACAATGCAACATTTGCTGATGATGCAGATGCAAACTTAAGGGTTGCTGGTGGTGCTGGTATTGTTCAGGATTTACATATTGGTGATGACCTTTATATTGGTAAGGCAACAACCAATGAGAACGTTGAGTTCCAAGTATTAGGTGAGTCTGGTGCTACTACAATTGGTAGGGTTGGACAGGGTACTGCAACTGATGGTTCTTTGACTGTTCACGGTGACGCAACATTTAATCGTGAAGTCAATATAACTGGTTCACAGACCACAATTGGTGACGCAGATACAGATGCACTCACAGTTAATGCTACAAGCACATTTAACGGTGATGTAACTCTTGCTGCAGGTAAGAATTTAGAAGTAGGTGGAAACACAGTAGTCGAAGGTAATCTCACAGTTAATGGAACTACCACAACTATCAATTCTACTACTCAAACTTTAGATGATCCTGTCTTTACTTTAGGTGGTGATACTGCTCCTTCACAGGCAGATGCAAAAGATCGTGGTATTGAATTCCGTTATTATGATGGATCTGCTAAGATAGGATTCTTTGGATGGGATAATACTGCTTCAAGATTTGCACTCTGGCATAATGCTACTAACTCTTCTGAAGCATTCTCTGGAACTCGTACTGGTATTGATGCAGGTAGTCTTAAACTGTTTGATACCACTGCTGCAACTAACAACTCAACTGGTGCTCTCATTGTCGGGGGTGGTGCTTCTGTTGGTCTTGACCTATATGTGGGTGATGATCTCGTAGTAACCGATGATGGATCATTTGGTGGTGACGTAGATATTACAGGTACCCTAGATGTTACATCTGATTTTGCTATCAATAGCACTAAGTTTACCGTTGCTTCTGCAACTGGTAACACTGTCGTACAAGGAACCTTACAAGTAGACGGAAACGCTACAATTGGTAATGCTTCTGGTGATGCTCACATTGTTACAGGTACAGTCCAGTTCAACCAAGCAATAACTTCAACAGATATTACTGCTGACAACATCAAGATTGGTGTTGATGCTTCTAATGAGATAAGCACAACTACAGGTAATTTAGTTCTTGATTCTGATGGTGGCACAGTTAATGTCACTGATGACCTAGATGTAGATAACAATCTAAATGTTGATGGAAACGCTAAAGTCGATGGTACTCTTACAGTTGATGGTAATACCACTATCGGTAATGCTAGCGGCGACGCTCATAGTGTTACAGGAACAGTTCAATTCAACCAAGCCATTACCTCTACGGATATTACTGCTGACGACATTACCATCGGGGTGGCTGCTAGTAACGAAATTTCAACAACTGCTGGCAACCTTGTCCTAGATTCCAATGCAGGTAAGGTACATATTACTGATAATGCTGAGGTTGATGGAAACCTCCAAGTAGATGGTAATTCAACTTTAGGTGATTCAGACGCAGATACCTTAACAGTTAATGCAACATCCACATTTAATGCTGCAATTACTTCTGGTGACATTACTGCTGATAACATCCAGTTAGGTGTCTCAGGTACCTCTGAGATTGATACCTCTGCTGGTAACTTAACTCTTGATTCTGCAACTGGTGAGACTATTGTTGATGACAACTTTACAGTTAATGGTACTACAGACATCGATGGTCTTACAACTATCACAGATGGTGTAGTTGTTAAAGCAGATAACAAGACATTTGAAGTTCAGACTGCTGGTGGAACAACCAAGTTCACTGTTGATACAGACAACGGCAATACAGATGTTAAAGGAACATTAGATGTCGCTGGTGTAACTACTCTTGCTAATAACCTTGGAGTTCAAGGTAGTGTTGACTTTGATACTACTCTGAATGTAGATGGTGGAGCAACCTTCCAAGATGATGTCACTATCAATGCTGACAATAAAGAATTTAAGATACAAAATAACTCTAACGTTACCAAGTTCAGTGTTGACACAGACAATGGTAATACAGTAGTTGAGGGTACAGTCAACGTTAAGTCTGCTGTTGATTTCGACACCACATTAAATGTTGATGGTAATACCACAATTACTAGCAATACAAATCCAACAGGACTTGCTGCTAATGCTGCATTAATGATAAGTGCAGGTGGTGGTACTGTTGCAGAAGATTTCTATATTGGTGATTCATTATTCTTAGGTCCAAACGCTGCGACCACAATCACCTTAAATGGTACTACAGGTAATGTAGATATCGGTGGAACACTTGATGTCACTGGTAATACTACACTTGCTGTATTAGAGGCATCTAGTTTAACTACAACTGCATCTATTAACGTTGGTGGTTCACTGTTAATTAACAGCACCAAATTCCAAGTTGTTGGTGCAAGTGGTAATACAACTATTGAGGGAACACTTAATGTTGATGGTGCATCTGTTATTGATGACACCCTTAACGTAACTGGTGCTGTTGACTTTGATTCTACATTGAATGTAGATGGCAACTCAACCTTTAGTGGAACTATCACACAGAATAGTACTTCACTATTCAAGGATGATTTCGTTCTACGTGGTGCTTCTAAGACATTAAAACTACAGAATGGATCTGGCACAGATAAGGTTGTTCTTAACTCCACTTCTGGTGCTGCAACATTCGGTGGATTAACCACAACAAATACTCTTGATGTAACTTCTAACTCTACTATCGGTGGAACATTAGGAGTTACAGGACAGATCACTGGTGATGTAACTGGTGA